CTGACAGTTTTAACTATGTGTCGCGCACACGCGCGAACTGACAGTTTTAACTATGTGTCGCGCACACGCGCGAACTGACAGTTTTAACTATGTGTCGCGCACACGCGCGAACTGACAGTTTTAACTATGTGTCGCGCACACGCGCGAACTGACAGTTTTAACTATGTGTCGCGCACACGCGCGAACTGACAGTTTTAACTATGTGTCGCGCACACGCGCGAACTGACAGTTTTAACTATGTGTCGCGCACACGCGCGAACTGTGGATATATATAATATCTATTAATTAACTATATAAATGTAATGCTAACGCATTACATTATAATATACTATATATCAATGATTTATAAAATTTGAATAAATAATAAACTGTCAGTTTTAACTGATAGTTAAACTATGTGTCGCGTAACTGATAGTTATTAACTGATAGTTATAGTAAAAATGCGATCTAAAATTTTTCCGGTTATAATTTTTTTTGCGGCACTATCGGTATCAGGTAGTGCAGCATTCTATTCCATTATCGGGCTGTCAAAGTTATTCGGCGGCGCAGCCTCCGAAGTCATAGTCATGGCGACATCATTAGAGTGTTCAAAACTCATAATAGCCTCAGCACTACACCATTACTGGAAAATTTTAAGTGTGTGGTTAAAATCGTATTTGATTTTTGCCTTGGTGGTGTTGGTAGTTATAACCAGTATGGGAATCTATGGATTTTTATCAAATGCCTTTGAGATGACATCCGCTCAGGATAAGTTAGAAACATCACGAATTGCAATTTTAGAAAATAAAAAAGCTGGATTCGCGCAGCGAAAAGCACAGTATGAAAATGAATATACAAGTATAATATTGACAATCAATAATTTACGACAGGCATTAACGTCAAATACACTCACCTCAGTAGATAAAAAAACTGGTAAAACCGTCACTACAACTTCGTCAGCAAATAGAAAATCATACGAAACTCAATTGGCAGATGCAATAAATCGCCGGGATAATATATCTTTGCAGATTGAAACGTTGACCGATAGCGTATTACATTTAGAATCAATGATTTTAGAAGCGTCCACAGCATCAACCATTACTTCGGAATTAGGCCCTTTAAAATATCTTAGTCGCCTGACCGGAAAAAAAATGGACGTAATTGTGAACTATTTTTTACTTTTGTTGATTATTGTTTTCGATCCGTTAGCGTTAGCGTTAGTATTTACTGCCAATATTACATTTTTTACTAAAAAAAATAACGTTTCACGTAAACCTGAACTATATATAAAAAATCAAGATAGACCAAGACCAGACCAAGACCAGACCCAAAACAATTCAGAGCCAGACCAAGACCAGACCCAAAACAATTCAGAGCCAGACCAAGACCAGACCCAAAAAGAAGATCGATGGGGGGATAGTGAAGCCAATTCGGATATGCGCAGTGGGACCATCGGAGGTAAGATAGTGTCAACAGAGTCCGATCTTCCAAGGACGTTAATAGACAGGTTAACCTCATTAATACCCAAGCGATTAAGTCCATCAGAGGTTAAAAACGCCCCCCATCAAAATTTAAAAAGGTAATTGTTTTAAGTATGGGACATTTGGAAATATTATCTCAGGATGAGGTAATTTCAAACGCACATGCGTTTATTACTGAACTTGAAGGTGATCTACAACAACATCAATGCTTTTCAAAAATACGCCAGATTTATGATGTTTTTGGCGATATTTGGCCAGTAGCACCGGCATCCGGTAATGAATATTTTCACAACTCATTTATTGGAGGGTACGTTGACCACATACGAAATGTGGTACGATATACCAAAGCATTGTACCAGTTTTATGTGCAGAATGGAATGGATGTATCCGGATTCACCTATCTCGAATTGTTAATGGTAGCATACCATCACGATTTAGGTAAATTGGGTTATCCCACAGAGGACGGTGAAGTGTATGTTGTTGAGACTTCTGAATGGCATGTTAATCAGGGTAACAATTATAGAAAAAATGAAAAGTTACCATTTATGCTAATCCAAGATCGGTCATTATTTATTCTTCAAAAATTTGGAATTACACTCACTGAGAATGAATTTTTGAGTATAAAAATACATGATGGATTATATGATGAAGTGAATATTCCATACTATAAATCTTCTAAACATTATTCAAGATTACGGACTAAATTACCGTATATAGTACATCAAGCAGATTTGATGGCATCGCAATTTGAATTTGATAGAATGGCAACCTTTAAACAACGAAAATTCACATCGATAGAATGGAATATATAATAGTTGGATTGATTATTGGTATTTGTATATTGTTATATGTGTGTATTAACACGTACCGAAAGTATCTTTATTTTGAATCTGAATATAACAAATTAGTGAAAAATCAGGAGTTGATTGAAAAACGAGTATTGAAAGCACTCACATTTTTCAAAAAATTGTTTGGACAGGCTAAAATGGAGATGGATAGGGTTGATAAAAATGGTTCATTTTCATCCGACGATGAAGTAGGATTTGCTTTTACAACAATAAACGAGGCAATACACCATGTATCATTTCAATTGGACAAGGTAAATGAATTGATAAATGGGGGTGCAGATGAAACGACGGAGAACAAGTCGTAATTACTTTACAATAGATACAGAACATAAAATATGCGAATACTTAACATTACCCCCCGGCCCGGATAGAGATTTTTTATATCACGCATCCATTTATCCGGCATTGGATAAACTGGTTGAAAATGTAATACATACTTATAAATTTTATCATTACGATACAGTGTATGATGATTTGAAATTGGAAACAATATCATATATACATGAACGTTTACATAAATTCAACGGTGATCGTGGAAAAGCATTTTCGTATTTTACAATCGTTGCTCGAAATTATTTAATACAGAAAAATAAAGAGATATATAAGTCAAAAGTTGATAGAGATGATTTGCTTATAGTTGATGATATTTACTATGTTGATATTGACGATTATTCTGGATTACAATCCGAATCACATGAGTTTATAACTCTTTGGGTTGAATGGGGATTGACCAATTTAAATGATTTGTTCAATAATGCAACAAATAAAACAATAGCAGAGTCTATTTTTGTATTGTTTAGAGATTCTGATGATATAGATATATTTAACAAAAAAGCGTTGTATGTACTTATCCGTGAGCAAACAAAAATAAACAAAACGTCAAGTATAACTAAAGTGGTAAAATTGTTAAAACATATGTACGTTGAAATGTATACAAATTTTCTAAACGACGCAGATTTTGATTTTATACAATATGTATATAAAAGGGATTAGTACATGGGATTCAATGACTTAAAATTATTCGATACTGATAATGGTGCCGAGTATAACCTTGAAGATTTATTCAAGGAGATACATTCAAATGCCGCCGAAAAGAGAGAAGCATTACAGGTATTGACAGATAAATTAATGTCATTTATTAACACGCCTAATGATGCCGCCGTGATCGTTCCATTGATTTCAGAATTTTTATCCACGGCAGTGTTTAATGATGATTCATTGGTAAAATTAGCATCGATTATTAGCCGGGTGTACATGAAAGCACAAACATCACCAACAGATGGTCCACTATTACTTACTGAGGAAGAAAAAGCTGATTTGTTGAAGGAATTAAAGGCACTACCTGCATCGTCTGATAAATTGAGTTCCGTTGATGATTTATTAACCGAGGATTTACCCAAAGCGGATAAGGTTGTGTAATGATATTTTTTGCCGAGGTTGTTGAAACCAAAAAAGCCTTTAAACCAAATCAGACAGATGATTTTGGGAACCCACTTCCACTGGGCAGCGTTGAAATACGATTTGGTGGCGAACATTCACATTTTGGAAATGTTAGAAATGATTATGCAAGACCGGCAGCATGGAATCGGAGAATTCCTCTGATTGGCGAGCATGTGGTATGCATGAACGCGCCAATTAGTGACGTTAAAAATGACCTTACCAAAGATACCGGATACATTTACTGGAATCCTATAAATGCCACTGATGATTTGGTATTGCATATGATTCCGATGTCATGGACACGTGGATTTTCAAAAATGGACCCACCAAAGGGTAAGCGCAAGGTGGATTTTCACGAACCCGGTTATACTTTTCCAAAACAGCCAAAAAAAACACATAACATTCAACCTTTTGAGGGGGATGATATCCATGAGGGTAGGTTTGGGCAAAGTCTTCGATTTGGGTCAACTGTACAGGGTGATATGTCTATTTATGATAAAACCCCCACATGGTCCGGTGGCGCAAATACTGACCCTATTACTATTTTACGTGTAAAAAAACCAACAGGTGGGGTTGTAAATTATTTACAAACCGGAAACAGTAGATATACCATTGAAGATTTAAGTAGTGATGAAAGTAGTATATACATAACATCTACGCAAAAATTACCAAAATTAAATGTTGGATTTAAGAAACATCCAGACGCCATTTCAGCACCATCATGGGCCGGTGCCCAAGTTGTAATAGATTCAGATCGTGTAATTTTGAATGCTAAGAAAAACAAAGCATTTTTAATTGGGAATAGTGGGGCGGTGGTAACCGGCCAGACCGTTGTATTTCAAAGTGCTAAATATAAAGTTGATTTGGATACGTTGATGGACTGGTTAAAAGCATGGTTTGATTTACAGTTTGCATTAGTATCAGCCCAAGCACAATATATGACGAGTGCGGGACCAACTGCAACATCTACCAATATGGGCAGTTTCAGCGGTCATAAGGTCAAATTTTCACAATTTTTAGGTTGATTATATTTATTAAAAACACATTATATGGAAAGTTCAACAGTTAAATTACTTCGTAAATTGATTCGTTCCGAAGTGAACCGACAACTACCACGCATTATGGCTGAAGTGTATAAGGATTTGAAAATTGAGTTGTTGGAGTATTCTCTGAAGATGAGAAATACACAAGTAGTACCCGATAGTCCTTCTATAACTTCCAAACCTATATCTGAGGCAGGGAACAGAACGATAAATGATTTGAAGGATTTGTATTCAAAAAAAGCCACATCTGTAAAATTTGATGGTATTAAAAATCCAATACTTAAAGAGGTATTGTTAAATACTGAGGGATTTTCAGAAACAGAAACATTGGATGAAGTTTCTGTTGTACCCGAAGGGTATGTTGAGGGTGTCGAGGGTAAACTTGTAAAAGTAGATAAAACGGTCAAGGCTGTTATGTCTAATTTTATGAAGGATTATAGACCACTATTGAAATTGGCGGATGAAAAGGCTGAAAAATTTAGAAACAATCCAGAATTAGCGAAGGGGGATATGGGTGAATATTAAATATTATCCAGCGGACACACAACGTGCATATGCGACGTTGGGTATAAAACTTCCTATGAATGCTTTGCGTACAAATGCAGCATCGGGAATATTTAATATGTCACATACTACTGAGGATCAAGCAGTTAGTAACTATATAAATTTATTACTTACCCGTCGTGGTGAGCGATATATGCAGCCGCAATATGGTATAGGAATTCAGGAAAAGTTATTTGAAAATGATACCCCACAATTACATAGTAGAATTGAGTATGAGATAATGACACAGTCGGCGCGGTGGTTGCCGTATATTATAAACGATTCTATATCAATAAACTCAGAATTGGTTGACAGAGTGTCGCCTGTTGAAAAGAGTAACACCGTTCATATTACAATACAATTTAGGGTATATGAGCATGGTGCAAATAGAACAATTACATTTTTTGGCGATAATGGTGTTATATCATATGGGGTAACATGATAAATGGCTAAGTTAAAACGTGACATACGATATCTCAATAAGGACTTCGCTGAGTACAGAGATGCCCTTATCAATTATGCGAAAAACTATTTTCCCCGCACATATTCAGATTTTAATGAATCTGATCCCGGTATGATGTTTATTGAAATGGCGGCATATGTTGGGGATGTTTTGTCTGCATATGGCGATATTCAATTGCAAGAGTCTCTATTATCAACAGTTGAGGAAAAAATAAACTTGTATAATATATCCCAAGCTATGGGGTATAAAATAAAAACTTATGTACCATCATCTGTTGAACTTGATGTGTATCAATTAATACCTTCAATTGGTGAGGGAAATGATACTCGCCCCGATTATACGTATGCTTTACTAATTGAACCTAATATGGTCGTTAGTGCCGACAATGAACATTATTTTCGGACAGTTGATCCGGTAGATTTTAGGTTCTCATCTTCATTCGATCCGACACATATATCTGTACATTCAGTTACGGATGATGGTAGTATTGAATATTATCTGTTGCGAAAAACAGTTAAAGCGATTTCCGGACAGATTTTTACAGCCGAATATACATTTACAGACCCAAAATTGCATGATAAGATTGTTATAAATGACACAGATGTGTCTGAAGTGGTAGATATTTACGATTCAAGCGGAAATAAATGGCATGAAGTACAATTTATGGCACAGGACATGATTCCTATACCAATACGAAATGTTCCATATACTGATCCGTATTTATCAAATTATAGAAGCAGTGTACCATACCTACTTACATATCAGAAAGTCGACAGACGGTACGTCACTCGTTTGCGCCGGGATGATCGTATAGAAATTCAATTTGGAAGTGGAATTGGTGGTGAATCGGACGAGGAAATAATACCAAATCCTATGAATATTGGAATTGGTATGAATTATTTTGAACGGAGCACTGATGTATCGGTTGATCCTATGAATTTTTTATACACTCGCACGTATGGGCAAGTTCCGTACAATACAACGCTTACTGTTAGGTATGCTAAGGTTAATGGTATGAGTGATAATGTTAATTCAAACACAATTACCACAATCAATTCAATTGATATCGTAAATCCTCTTGAAGATACAGATGCCTCTATATTAAATGTAATACGATCCAGTATTGGAGTTAATAATCCTTATCCGGCATTTGGCGGAATGGATCGTCGTCCTATGGACGTTGTGCGTCATGAGGCTATGGCACATTTTGCAGCACAGAATCGTGCGGTGACCAAAGAGGATTATATTTTACGCTGTTTTACAATGCCACCTAAATTTGGAGGTGTGGCAAAGGCGTATGTTGAACAAGATACACAAGTCTCTCCTTGGAATGCGGAGAGACAATTAAACCCGCATGGGATTAATCTTTACATATTAACGTATGATAATAATGGCCGGTTTGTACATGCAAACCCGGCCATAAAAGAAAATCTACGGCAATATTTGCGTCAATATAGATTAATGACAGATGCCATTAATATTATCGATCCTTTTATTATTAATATTGGTATCGAATTTGACATTATCACTCGTCCAGAGGAAAATTCAGGAGAAGTTCTGTTGCGTTGCATAAATAGAATGAAGGAATTGACCCATAATGATAAAATGGAAATAAATGGGCCGATTATATTATCTAAATTGTACACCGAATTGGATAAATTGGACGGTGTTCAAACTGTTCAAAAGATAAAATTCGTGAACCTTTTTGATGTTAATAGAGGGTATTCCGGTAATGTTTATAATATTGACACTGCAACACGTAATGGTATTCTATATCCAAGTGTAGACCCGTGCATATTTGAAGTGCGCTTTCCAAATAGAGATATTGTTGGGAGGGTCAACGACATATAAAACATTGATAATCAATATTAAATTTATTTGGGACGAAGATAGCAAAGGGTGGTGGACAACAGATAAAAGATTTTTAAATGAAATTGAAAGAGCTAATGCAAGATGTTTTGGGTGAGAATAGGCGTGAATGGTCTAAATATGAAAAACGCATTAGGTCTATAATTCGCAAATATAAATTGGTGTATAGTAAGGTTCCAAGTGGAGACATTAAAAATCCTCATTTTAAAATTACAAATCCATTTAATGGCGAGTCTGCTGTGTTTGACCCAAAACGTTCTAATGAATTTGTGGTGTGTAAAACGTTGAAGCTCCGGCGGATTAAAAAATAGTCGGCGTCCTATTTATTTAAAAACTCGTATGTATAAATCAATTTACCCAAGTAAGGATGCCACTGTATATGAACAGTTCCCACTTATGAATACTGGAACTGATCAAATAATTGAATTGTGGAAAATTACATCGGGATCACAAATAGAATCTATTGTGGATGCGTTTGTTTCAAATGAAGCAACTACTAATAGTCGAATATTAATTCAATTTGATTTTACAGATATAAAACAAAAAATAACTTCCGGGGAAATTTCAGGAAGTGTTAGATATTATTTAAATTTATATGCAACTTATGCGTATAATAATACTACCGATTATGAAATAAAGGCATATCCCCTTTCAAGTAGTTGGGTCAATGGGACAGGATTTTCAAATAGTAGGCCAAATATACAGGATGGGGTGAGTTGGAAATATTCGGACAACGGATATCAAAAAACTCAGTGGGCACTTCCCCCAAGTGGCAGTAATGCGGCTCTGGAATACAATTCAATACAAGGTGGTGGTGTTTGGTATACCGGTAGTGGTTTTGAATGCTCACAATCATTTTCATTGGACACTTCTGATGTCAGAATGGATGTGACGGACATTGTGAATAAATGGATATCAGAGGAAATTCCCAATAATGGTTTTATAATAAAATACCCGTCGTTGTTGGAAACCAACTCATCGCAAATGGGGAAAATACAATTTTTCTCACGGGAAAGTCACACAATATTCATCCCAAAAATAGATGCGTATTGGAACACGTTTACACAAAGTAATGCAATAGATGTAATAGATAATTATGATTATCTCGTATATCCAGTAAATTTAAAGCACACGTACAATCGGTCAGAAATTGCAAAAATTTATTTAGCAGTCAGGCCGGTATTTCCGACCAGACAATATACAACGCAACATCATTATTCTACAACATACAAACTTCCAGAAACATCATATCTTGCAATATATGATACTGCGACAGATGTTGAGGTGTTGAAATATGACATAATAGGTACAAAGATTTCATCCGATAGTAGGGGAAATTATATAACATTGGACATGTCATCGTTTATGCCTGAAAGATATTATCGCATAGCAGTTCGTGTTGAAAATTCTGGATCGATTAATTATTTCACGCAAGAAATGCAATTTAAGGTTGTTAGAGTATGACAGATGAATTAATATTAAATAATATAATATATATTTCACGTAATAAATCCACGTCAGATTTAGTGGTAAATCGTTTGGATATTGAAGGACAAACTATTGATTCCAAATCGCAATATCAAATAAATTCTGAAACGTATCCCATGTCAAATCGCAATGGTGCAAATGCTTACATTGTAAATGTTAATATGGACAGGGTATATCTTAATTTTATACCGGAAAAGACTGTGGTAGATAGTACCTCATTAAAAAATAACAACAGAATAGATTTTGAGTATTATGTTGAGTCGATCCCGGCACAGCCTGAACCGTTTACATTGATGGACGGTATTATTTTTAGATGTGTATCCGAAGATAGTTTACCCAAATCAAAAGAAAATTATACGTATTACATTGTAAGTAATGGTATAGCCCGGCAGATACCGAACTATAAAACGCTTGAAGTGATGCTTGCCGAGCGTAATGAAACACTATTATCAGTTAGGGTATTATCAGATACATTGTGTAACGATATACAAAAAGAAGGTGCAATTGCCGATAAATCATCTGCATGGATAGAGGCGTACAAGGATAAAACCAACGCTGAAATTCTTGAAGAATTGAATGCAAATGCGCAAAGTGCAAATGAATTATTAGCTGCTGCATCTGAAAATATGACACAACAGGTGAATATGGTATTAGCACAAGCTGAGGCGGCAAAGGCGGAAGCAGAAGCAGCCGCCGCTGCATCTGCCGCTGCAATTGCGGAAGCAGAAGCTGTTAAAGCACAAGCTGAGGCGGCAAAGGCGGAAGCAGAAGCAGCAAAGGCTGAATATGAAAGTAAAGAATGAGTTTAAATAGGTTCATAAATAAGGAATCGATTTTAGCATTGAGGATACCTCAATATGGGCAAGTATTGTCTAATGAAGACTTATTACTTCTTGTCAATGGTAAATACCATTTTGATGACCCAAATATAGAGTCAAAACTTTATCCTGAGATACATATATATTCCTTTTATGGTGATTATTTAACTGGAAATCATGTCGGTGCAAATTTTATACGATGGGATAAAAAATCGAATAGTTTATTATGTGATTTAGCATCGGTATTTAAATCTGCAAATATTGTTCGAGGGAGTTATGTAGTCAATATAAATCTTTTATCACCTGTATTCGGGGATGTGACATCGCCTCCGTTTGTATTACTTGAAACCAGTCCTGATCGTACTGAAGCGAAATTTAAGTTGACCCCCTCAGTGATATCAAGTGGGGAGTATTCTACATTTGTGTCTGCAATATCTGCGTATCAATCAAATGAGACCCTTCACAATGTTGTTCTCAATTTTGGATACAATAGATTATTTCATATTAGTAATTTTAAGATTGATAAATTCAATCCAGACATATTTTATGTCAAATTCATAAATCCACTATCAGATGACATATCAGATTATGATACTGCGTGGTTTAATTATGAATGTGCTGATACGTATTCTGATACAGTAATTTTGGTATCGGATACATCCGATGGTGTGGCCAATACCATGCGTGGGCCAAATTTTGATATTGATACCACCTATTTCAATAGTAATTCGACAACGTACAAATCGTGGGATGATATTTTAGATACAAATCTCCCTATAACACAACAAATACTTGATAGTAGTGTGTCTGGTAGCGGTACCGCTACATTGAATATAGATTTTTCCGATTTTTCAAATTATGTGTTTTATTCAAGTGCATATGAGCGTATAAATAATTTTATTTACAAATTATCCATGATAGAGGATTATGAAAATAAAATTTCAATTTTAACTGACTCAACCGCTTCAAATACTGCGCATGTATCACAGTCAATTGGAATACATCAGGGCCGTATCAATACCCTGAAAACTTCATTTGATTGGTTTGAAAAATGGATGTATTACCATACCACTGGAAGCATATTTACACATGATTTCAGCGGATCAATGCAGCCGTATCCAAAATACCTTCAAAATAGCGAATATGTACTACATCATTTAACAAGTTCAATTGCACAAACATGGTCAAGTAGCAGTTTGGCCTATGCACAGAATTATGACCAAGGAAACATGAACATGTTGGTATGGTCCATTCCGGAACATGTGTTAATGGATGAGGAGAGTAGTGAATATGTATCATTTGTGCATATGGTTGGCCAGCACTTTGACAACATATATTCATATGTCAGAGCATTAACACAAATACACGAGAGAGACGAACATTATGAACGTGGTATGAGCAATGATTTATTATACCATGTTGCAAAATCATATGGGTGGAGATTACAAAATGTTCGACAATTATCAAATATATTTTTATATAAACTTGGAACTCAGTCGGATGGAAAGGTTTTAAACACTGGAAGTTCTGAATATTTACCACATGAGCTTCAAACGAAAATGGTGTGGCGTAGAATCGTCAACAACTTACCATACCTGTACAAAACTAAGGGTACCATACGATCTGTCAGAGCACTATTATCAATTTATGGGGTACCGCAAACATTAATTTCAGTTAAAGAATATGGGGGTCCATCAGTAGAAACTGATAAACCAACTCTTATTGAGGATAGATATTTTTATTCATTAAATTTATCAGGAAGTCAGTATGTTGAACTTCCCCGTCGATTAATTAATATATCATCTGGAAGTTGGGGCGGCGTTTCACGTGTACCGGATACTGTAATATTCAGATTTAATACACAATATTCGTCATCAGTCTCAATGTCATTGTGGGCCATTGAAGATGGGGCTGATAGGTCCATCGTCAAAGCTAATTTGGAAATTGTACATGCCACTGCCTCGTTGGGAATTTCGGAAATATCGGGATCAAGTGCGTATGGATTTTTACGTTTCACGATGGCAACAATTAGTGGAAGTTCTCCTGTATATCAACAAGTTAGCAGTAGTTTATTACCACTATACGATAGGGATTATTGGACTGTAAAAATCCAAACAACATCACCGATAACGGATACATATCATAGCCAGTCAATTAGTTTTGATGTTGGAAAAGTGATTGATGGATTATATGGGAGAATTTCACACACGCAATCTTTTTCATTCACTACGTCAAATGATATGCGGTATGGGTGGGGTGCGGAAAGCGGGTCAGTGGATATTCCAAATATCATATTGATAGGAGGAACTACCGGTAGTAATTCTAATCGGTTTATTGGTAAAATGGATGGGTATAAAGAATATTTTGAACCCATTGACGCACGTACATTTCATTCGCATATATTGAATCCGGCGGCGTATCATAGCAATGCCCCAACGTCATCATATTATACATTGTTTAGATATTATCCATTTGGGCAAGATGTTCAACGGTGGGACCATTCTACATATACACAGGTATCATCGTCACATCCAAATAGAGTAGCTTCGTTTGATACCACTGCCAGTTTTTATAATTTTAGTGGTAGCCAAGCTGCACAATATTCAGCAGTTAAAGAAACGTTTTATATATACACTCCAACACTGGGGGGTAATACTTTACATTCGGAAAAAGTTCGGTTGGATGAGAACCGATTGTTGCGGGACTTAACGCCAACGGGTACAAGTGTTAAGGCAAAGTACGACTATGCAACAAATGATTCTAATCGTTTAGCTATTGTATTTTCGGTCGCGGATCAAAGCAACCGAGACATATTCAATCATATGGGTTTCAGTGAATTAGATTATCTAATTGCAGACCCAGAAGATGAATTTTCTGAAGAATATTTAGAATTAACCCGGTTTTCAAATGAATATTGGAAAAAATATCAACAGAGAAATGATATAAACTCATTGATAAGGTTATTGTCATTATATGATTATACATTTTTTGAACAGGTAAAACAATTAACACCGGCAAAGGCTGATTTGATTGTTGGTATATTGATAGAACCGTATATTATTAATAGGTCAAAGGTACGATTAACACGACGACCTACGATTGAGAATCCACAATATGAACAGGAACTATCGTATGAGTTATCACAGTCGGGAGAATTTCCTACATATGATGCTGCATTTACTGCATCGATGGCGGTACAAATCGGGTATACATATTATACAGGATCGATAGCCGATCCGTTTAACTTGTGCATGTTATACTCATATTATACAGGATCGATAGCCGATCCGTTTACTGTGGGATGTGACATAATATCACATAAAAATGCAGATTCACGGCAGATATGTGGGGTCATTGAAATTGAACTTAACAATTATTCAGGATCAACAAGCCATACAGAATCAGTTATTGCGAGGGGATCAACTCGAAGTGGGTATCAAAGAGTCATTTATCATTATGGAGCGTTTGGTGAATATGGCAGCCAATATTTGAAACAGTGGCATACTGCAATCTCCATGTCGTATAATTTATATTATTCACGATCCCTTGAAGATTGGGGGTATCAATATGAAGAAGATGCTCCGGAAAATAATCATAGATTTTTGGGGAGTAAGATGAGTGCCCCGGACTTTAATCAGAATTCACCCGATACAGTTGATGGTGGTCCTATTGTTGAAATTTATGAAAGTAATCCAAATTCACTTAATGTCAGTCCGTGGGGGGATTCTGAATTATATGTTGGGTAGTTTTTATACTTCCCTAATATTTATTGAAAAAAGGTTAAAACATGGCCGGTGAAAATAGTAATTATGCAAATGTTGTGGTATCGGTCCATAGGATGATAGTTCCAATGGTTCATAGAAAATTTGATATGATACTACAAAAGGTAATTGATGGTAAAAAAACTATGTTTTGTAATGTGTTAACAGATTTGAAGGATTCGCCGGAATGTGTGATCACCGTGAGTGGTAATGGGGATGTTACAATTAATAATTCGGATGTAAAAAATGATGTTGATATAAAGAATGTGTTAGCCCAAATTTTAGATGCAAGAGTCTCGACAAAGGAACCATCTGATAAAATGGAAAAGGTTAGCGAGGGTTTAAAAGCCAAACCGTTAAAAATTTTACTTAGAGAATCTGCTAAAGAGGTTGCTGAGACTATTTATCAACAACTTGGTGGTAGGCGATTCGCATTTATGGTAGGTGTTAAACATATGTATATTGTGAATGAAAAACTTGGAGGCATCAGTATCAGATTTACAGCAAGTCGAAAGGTAAATTATTTAAAAGTTGTATTAACCGGCGACGACCTTTACGATGTTGAATTTGGAAAAGTGCATGGGTCTAAATATAAAGTTACTTATACACAGGATCGAGTGTATGCAGATGAGTTGAGATCAATTTTTGAAGAACAAACAGGTTTACGTACAAAACTTTAAAGGTAACATATGGGATATTTGAATAATTCATCAGTTGTTGTTGATGCTATTTTAACGCGGAAAGGTCGCGAGTTACTTGCTCGCGGACAGAATGAGTTTAACATTACACATTTTGCGTTGGCTGACGATGAAATAGATTACTCGCTATGGAATCCTGACCATCCTTTAGGATCAGCATATTATGGGTCAATTTTGGAAAATTTACCTATAACAGAGGGGGTCACCGATGAAACCCAAAATCTCAAATACAAACTTGTTACATTGCCTCGTAAAACTATTAGAATTCCAGTTATATCAGTTCCACAAACCAATGTAACATTAACTGCCGGTCAATCTGTAACGATTACACCACAGACTATAAATTACGCGGAGGGCAATTCCACGTTTGGCTACGCATTTACCTTATCAGATAGTGATGTTTGTACAATGTACTTACAGGAATATGCCAAATCTCAAATGTATGGAGACCCGTCAGGTAAACCAAAATATATTGCAGAAAATGAAATGGCACAATCGGTTACTGTTGTAGGTAAATCGGTTGTCATAACTGCGAATATGCTACAACTTGCTGCAAAAACAACCACGCTTGTTATAACTGGTATTGAAACCGGTGGACGTGTTGTGGTGAATATTACAGTACAAAAAGTAACTACAAATACAACACCGGGTGTTCCGCTGACGGGTCAACCACCAATTAGCTTAATCTAAAGGATAAATAGGCATGGCATTTTTAACTAACATTAAATCATCGATGCAAAATCCAGCATATGCCGGAAAAAAAGCGTCAGTTGATTCAAGCCAAATTGATAAGTTGAAACAGATGGGTTATGATACAAATTATGTATCATCTGACCCTGCTGTGTTGTCAGCTACAACACCTACAACAATGGAAGTTATGCCGGGCGTTGGTGTGTCTGGATACACTGATATTGCCGGTAACTTTTACGTGGTGGACGAAACAAATAAAGTTAGTGTAGTAACACCGTCAAAAGTTCAAGGTCAAAATATTGTGGGTGGCGGTGGACAAGTTGTGGGTGGCGGTGGACAATTGCCATTTGTACCGGATGGGCCAGTTGTACCACCAGTTGTACCACCGAGTAATCCAAATCAACCATTTACACCTCCACCCCCACCAAATTTAGGATCAGGTAGAATTTATACTAAGTTTGAACCGGGCGACGTGGTGCCAAATCAACAGGAAACGGTCACTCGTGCGCTGTGGTCGAATAATGTTGGAATTCTTACAACGTTTTATACATCATCTGTACAGACTGCAAATCAAAAGCGATATTATTATGAAGTGTACAACTCTGCATCTGATGCGTGCGGGGCAGCCCCACAATTCTCTGTCGCATGGGGGCATAAGTATGGTAGCGGGTCGGCTGATGAGGGTGGCCAAATAAACGACACCCCTTCACGCGCAATCTATGGACAATATCGTCTATTATGTTTAAACGGGTCAGACGAATTCTTTACTATTGGTGGTAATAGTACTGATAATATTTATGTGGTTAATGTGAACCGCGCTCGGATGCGGGAATATTTGGATGAGGGTAATTTAGAAATAAATCTCGCTGCACTTTCCGGTTCCGAATTTGTGGCGGGTGGCGGTAACGCCAACGCACATACCGGAAGTAATGTAAGACTTGCAGGTAATGGTAAAGTTATACGGTTAGTGGATGATTCGAGAATAAATGCTGCTACTATTACTGATTCAGGTGAAGTGTATAACATAGTGTCTGGTTCCATAGAGGATGGGGTGTATAATTCAAGTGCTCCACATATTTACGGACAGTTATATAGACGGCTTGGTATAGTGGTGCTTGATGGAAATATATTAAACATGAGTTGTTCATTTGCCACAGTATCTGGTAGTGAAATTAGCGGAGATAATGCATATAAATTATTTACGTCTATGTCAGGATCGGCGTTATATACAGATGCCAGCGGTGATCAACTTGGATTTGCCGGTCGCAGTGCTGAGAAAGTAAAATCAACCCACTTCTTTTGCAGGATTCGTAATGGTGAGTATAATTTTTCAAATAACCCATCATTTGCTACTGGATCAGGGGGTGATATTGCCCAACCAACATTTATTGGAAATCCAAGAGTTTATATAACTACTGTTGGACTGTTTAATGAACGTCGGGAATGTGTGGCGGTTGCTAAACTATCAAAACCATTACAAAAATCATTTACACGAGAATTATTGTTGAAAGTTAAATTGGATTTTTAATACTCTATGGCAATAACTAATGGGAATAACGGAATATCACCGGGGCAACAACAAAATAATCCGGATGGTAATGTTCCATTTGTTAAGGTTCCCACCTTACCAACTGATAAGAATTATGTGCCACCGGGTATTCCACCCTCGCATTGGGGGGGCGATTCCCAATACATACCATTGGGGGGCAACTCTAATATAAAAATATTGGGTAAAGAACAACCTCCTATAAAAAATGTAGTAGACCCTGTAAACAAACTTCCACCTGTTCAACAGGAAACACCTCCACCAACTTTTATTGATAAAGTGGATATTAAATGGGTTTGGAATGAATGCCATCAGCGATGGTATACATACCATTCTGAGCCTGTGACATTTATACCGGGATATGTTGAATATTGGACAACATTTGAACCTACAACTGGCGAATGGATAAAGGTATCGAAATGGCCAACAGAGGGCGGTCCTGATTGTAAAAAGTCTGGACCGGTCATTCCAGTAGACGATTGTATCAAATATGGTATTAATTGTCCGGAAGAACTATCTCCCGGTAAAGTGTACACACAAATTTCATCAGATGATGTCCTTGAATTAACTCCAACTTTAGTTGAATATGGGATGTGGTCTGACAATGTTGGAACTCTTAGAAATTTCCATATATCTGCAAACGCACAGGTGTCAGAGAGCTATGGGATAGTCGTTTATAACAAGGAATATGGTACATGTGGATCGGAACCACAATTTGATATTGCATATGGGAATGCTGCCGGAGGTGGGTCAAGGGACCTTGGGTTGAATGATGTGTTGACCCCAACAAAGGCAATTTATTACCAATATTTGTTTTTATGTGTGGAACCTACACAGAGATACTTCAGGATTGGTAATTACCGAATGGAAGATATATACGTTATAAATATACGACGTGATAGGTATGGTGATGCCATTGATGCTGGTAATATAGAACTTACCCTCGCTGCACTTTCCGGTTCCGAATTTGTGGCTGGTGGCGGTAACGCCAACGCACATACCGGAAGTAATGTGCAATTGGCAGGTAATGGTAAATTTATCAGATTAATTGATGATTCGAGAATTGATTATTCTTTGTTATCCGAGGGCGCAAAGGCAGAGGATTATATATCTGAGACATATCGAACGTTTCAAACTAATAGATCAAGTGAGGCCGGACCATTTTATAATATCGTTTCTGGGTCTATTGAGGATGGCATATATAATCCAACCTATCCACAAGTTTACGGACAGGTCTACCCAAGATTGGGAATAATTGTGCTTGATGCTGCCAGATTGGATGCAAGTGCGTCATTTGCAACAGTTCGGTCTGTTGATGTTGAAGGTGATAATTCAAAAAAGTTATTTACAGCAATTTCGGGGGGAGCCGCATTTACAGATTCAACAGGGGATGAGCTTGGATTTACTGCGCGACGACAAGTTGTCGAATACAATCGGTATTATTATTTAAGGGTGAATAATTATGATTATAATTTCACCAACAATCCAACATTTGTTTCCGGATCAGATGCACTTATTAAGAGCGATTTTTTATATAATCCGTCAGTATACATAACATCGGTAGGACTATACAATTCTAATTATGAGTTGCTTGCAGTAGGTAAAATATCAAAACCTATACAAAAAAACCCAACGTCGGAAGCGTTATTATCGGTACATTTAAAATATGGAATATAATTATGAAGACGAATAGTAAAAAATTCTTATATGAGGACAATACTCAATTTTCCGAGAGGGAATTAAAGCGGTTAATCGGGGTGGCTGTAGTTGAATTGTGGAGAGGTTATAATTCTTTAGAATTAGCGATTCGATATTTACAAACCACAGGTCAGGGGGGTACGGTATCCGCATTCGATAAAAAATTTAATATATCTAAATTGAAAGATATTATAGATTCATTAGATGTATATGGTGAATTAATTGGTGAAGGTATGACGAAATCATTTAGACATGGTACGTTGAAGGAAATTTATAATAGAATTCGTGGCGTGGATATTATATCTGAAGGTAAATTCAGGGCTGAAGTCGGTGCGGTTGGAGAAGATGTTTGGTCGAGAAATGGTATGGAATACGAAACCGAAGAAGAGGCTAAAGAATGGTTGAATGCATTATCTCAGCGATGGGTTGGATATGATATATCACGGGTTGTCCCGGTAGATACACCCGACCGTGAGCGAATCGATTTATCGGACCCAACAATATATCAAAATTATCGAAGATAACATTAATCATGTATGGCCATTCCGACTGTATTCGCTCCTGTAAAACCGCAGGATTTTACGTTAAATCCGGTAAGGGTACATAAAACCTATAGGTTTAATGGGGCAACGCTTATAGATTCATCGTCAGGATATTTGATACATGATGCCGTACATACTTCATTAAAAACACCTATCGGTACACAGAAAGCTGCAAATGACCCTACAAATAGTTTTGATGGGTCATATCAACATATAATATGGAAATCTCTGGATCATATGTATTATCGTGATCCATATAATCCCACGACGACACGTGAACATTCAAATCGTAGATACACATTTAAATTTTTAAATTATTCAGCCAGTGTTTTATCAGTACCATATATGGACTATGGTGAAGAAATAAAGCCGGGAAGTGTGTTTATAACACAATCTGGCTATTATCTTAGTGATGATGCAAATGGTAATATTTATGATGTATCAATAGACACTGGTAGTTATACAAATAGATACGCATTAGTTGGGTATTGGGGATTCAATGAACTATTTAGAAAAACCAAATATCAATCTGGACAAGTGGACCATAGTACGTATCATTACATATCAAATGTATATCAAGTAGATCGTCCGGCTATATTACATAACATAAAAATTAATAAAGGGGTACCCATTGACGGCGTATCATCTGGAACGCATGCTGAATTTTTTGGAAATTCATATGTGCTTACATATAATTATCCGAATTTGAATTTTTACACATATGAGGATTTTACAATTTCATTTTGGGTAAATGCACCGGCAACACAATCAAATACGTTAACCGATACAAATACTATTATATCTAAAAACGGGTCGGTAGTTAAGCAGGTACATGGGTTTTTAACAAAGCCGTCTCCTAATGATATAATGCAAACATATGAGTATGTTTCATCCTCATTAGAAAGCAGTATAATTGATAGATACCCATACAGGTTTGAGATATATAATCATACATCGCCAAATTCTGGTAAGATTAAATTTACCCGAAGTGACGGTATACATCAGACTGTGTTAACATCATCAACTGCAATAACCGATGCGTATCATCATATTGCGGTCACAAAGGTTGGTAATTTGTTGTCACTATATGTTGATGGTGTGTTAGACAGTAGTGGTTCGGATGCAACATTGAATCCGGGAAATGATTATAATTTAGTTTTTGGCGCGGATTCACATGAAATGGAAAGGGGGTTTTCGGGTAGTTTGGATGAAGTTCGGATATACAATGAAGGTTATACAAGTGATACAATTCAAACCTTGGCGGATAATGTCAGCGGTAGCATGTATCAAACCGCAGTTGTTGGTAATGTATTTTATAAAGGGGGAAAACTTGTAATTTCACCATTAAATCCAAAATACAATGATACGTTGAAGGGTGGGTGGTCACTTATGTATAAAGGAACGCATACAATTTATCAATATGAGGTTTTGTGCAGAATAAAAAAGGGGTCATTCAATTTAACATATAACCCCACTGCAAGAATACATCATACGTCGGATTTGTTAATATCTGATATGACCGGTTCCTTACTGCTACCATACGTAACCGCTGTTGGATTATACAATTCACAGGGGGATTTGGTTGCTGTTGGTAAAATGGGTCAGCCACTACAAATGCGTGACGACGTTGATATGAACATTTTGATACGATGGGATACGTAATGATACGAAAGCAATACGATAGTGAATATTATGATGAACAGAATAAACGTAGTGGTTTAATTATCAATAGTAATAAATTGCCACAATATTTGAATATTGTGTTTCCTCAATTACCGTCCAGTTTTTATTTTTTAGATATAGGGTGCCGGGGTATTGCCAAGACTGTTGAATATATGTTGGGTTATACCAAACATAGTTATGGATTTGATATAGGAGAACGGGCGAGTGTAAAATGGGAAACATTGGTGGCATTTAATAATAATCTTATGGTACACGATGCCCACGAACCATTCCCATATGAATTTAAATTTGATCTTATGTCTATTAGCCATACGTTGGAGCATTGTTATGATCCTGAATTGGTGATTAAAAATATGTACACACATTTGAATAATGGTGGGATAGTTTGGTCTACCGTGCCAATTGAGCATGACGCGACACATAAACCGCATTATTGTGTCTTTCAATCACACGATGAACATAAAAATATATATTCAAAATTGTTCACAGTAATATGGGATATGTTTGATAATGGTAATTCATATTTATTTATACAACGTAAAGATGTGAAATGACCAGATATAATTTAGATGAATATATTAAACATACAGTAAAATTGATGCTTGAAGTGTCTGGTGACTATTATATTGTAGAATATTATGATACCGACTATAATACTATAGGTACATATGATTCGATGGATGAGGCCATTAAAAATGCAAACCGTGTCCAAAATAGACTAACACAGTCTAAGGAGTTGAATATACAGAATCCGGAAGAGTCGTCTGTACTGTATATTGGTGGCGTGTCCCAAAACAATTTTTTTATCACATTTATTACTAAAGAATATATGGACAATCATTTAGACCCTTCCAAGTTTAATGATCGTGCATTATATGAAAATTTCAAGTCTGCGGGGTTAAATTATATAAAAACGTTAACTACACAAATGGGGGGTGTAAATGCCTAAAAAAGCAAATCTTGACGAACTTAGATCGGTATTGAAGGATTATGTCAAATATTTGATAAAGACTGAATCCAAAAATGTTGCATTAAAAGAAAGTGATGAAATAATAGATTACTCTAAACACAATCTTGCAGGATTGGCAAGTGTTATTCGCCGGGACTGGCAGAATGTATATTTTGGGGCACGGCCATATTTAAGTGCAATGTCATCGTTGGATAGTTTGGATGATGATTATGGAATGGACAGTGCGGATTCAATCGTTAGATACTTTCTGGCCAACGCGACAACATGGCGAGGTCCTGTTGCAAAGGCTGTAAAAGCTGAATTGAATAAAAGGTTGAAACTTCATAGATAATTAAAATATGGTAGTATATTTGCAGCATGAATGATGCTGTGCTATCCATACTTCAGGATGCTTTGGGGACATATACATTATCGTATGATGACAATGTAATGTTTCATTGCCCGTTTTGTAAACATAGTAAACGAAAATTATCTGTAAAAATCACATCTGGAGTTTGGAGATGTTGGGTATGCCCGAATAAAGGCCGCAATATATTTGGGCTATTGAAAAAGATAAACGCACCGGATGCGTTGATTCGGAGATTGAAGCCCCATTATCATGAGTCGGAACATCAATCATCCAGACCGATAATTAAATCTGCGGCTGTAGGGGATATAAAAATTCCCACAGAATATATTCCATTACACAATGCTCCACCAAGTGTATATCGTGATTTGTGCTTGCGATATTTGGAAAACAGAGGGATTACAGAATATGATATTTTCAGATATAAAATAGGATATGCGGAGTCCGGTGTATATGATCGAATGGTTATTATACCAGATTTTAATACAACTGGTGCGTTAACATATTTTACTACACGGGCATTTTCATCAATGGTACATGTTAAAATGCGAAATCCAAAACTTCCAAAATCCGGAGTGGTTGGTTTTGAAAATATGATAAATTTTGAATTACCGGTGTGTTTAGTTGAGGGTGCGTTCGATGCAATAACCATGCGATTCAATACAGTGCCTAAATATGGGAAATTTATATCACAATGTTTGAAAGAACGATTGTTAAATGTGCCGGAATTGATTTTTTGCCCCGACGGAGATGCTATAAAAGAATGTTTGGTTGACGTGAAATATTTCTTAAACATGGGAGTTCCATGTAAACTGGTGATGCTGGAGAATGGGCAAGACCCAAATTCAGTAGGACATGCTAAAATGTGGGAATTGGTAGATAAAACTGGTTATGTGACTAATATGGATTTACTTAAAATACAGTTACAATGATTGCAAAAATTGACAAAGTATTTCATGTATCGGATATTCATGTGCGAATACTTCAAAGGCACGATGAATATTCAGAGATTTTCGATAAGTTGATTGGGTATATAGAGGCTCATAAAACAAAAGATTCAGTAATTGTTATTACTGGTGATGTTGCACATTCAAAGGTGGACATGTCCTCGGAAATGACAATGTTAATTGGAACGTTATTCAGAAAATTTGCTGATATATGTCCGACAATTGTAATACCCGGAAACCATGACTTTAACGGAATTAACTCATCTCGATTGGATGTGTTGACTCCGATATGTGATATTATGAGGCATCCGAATCTTTATTATTTACCATATTCTGGGGTGTTCGAGATCGGGGATATTGCATTTGGCGTATTTTCAATTTTAGATGGGAAGGAAAAATGGCCTTGCACAATTAATACTTCATGTTCAACAAAGGTTGCATTAGTTCATGGCCCGGTAAACGGGGCATCTAATGATTATGGTTATTTATTTGATAATGCAAGTGTTGATGTTGAAATGTTTACAGAGTATGACATTGTGATGCTTGGAGACATTCATAAGTTTCAATATGTTTCACCAACTGCGGCATATCCCGGATCATTGATCCAGCAAAATTTTGGCGAAGGGTTAGATCATGGAATAATCGTATGGGACATACCTACAAAAAAGGGTGAATTTGTAAAAATACCACAAGAGCATTTGTATATTACAATCAATGATATCAATACAGAGATTCCGGAATATGATGCAAAACGGTTGACAGTCCGAATTAGGCATAATGATGAGGACCCTAAAAGCATTAAATCTTTTATTGATAGGTTGTCCAAAAAATATACAGTTAATGTAGCGTCTATTGAAAATGTCGGGAGCGTATCTACATCTGAATTGTTACATGTTTTAACTACCAAACATGCAGATGAGAGTTCAATTTTAAGAGAATATCTTGACATCAAAGGATTATCATCTGAAAGTGTTGAAGCGATTATTGCATTACACACAGAAATAAAAAATAAAGCTGTTGTTGACGACTCGGTGCGAAATGTTGATTGGGATATTGAATATTTTGCATTTGATAATATGTTTAGTTATGGTCCCGGTAATGTTGTCAACTTTAGTAGATTTAACGGATTAGTGGGATTGTTCGCGCCAAATGCAACAGGTAAAAGCACCCTAATAGATGCTATTTTATTTTGCATGTATGATAAATGTAGTAAAACATCTATGGCGGCTAATGTTATGAATCGTAATGCGGATTATTTCACATGTGAATTGATCTTACGAATATCGGGTGTTAGATATAAAATAGTCAGGAATGGTAGCAAGTCTAAACTTGGCAAAGTTTCGGTTGACGTGTATTTTTATATAATAGATGATGAAGGCAATGTTATCAAAGATTTGACTGGCACGAAGCGCGAGCATACCAACAAAATAATACGCTCATATATTGGTACATATGATGATATCACATTAACATCGATTTCAACTCAAAAGAATTCGTCAACGTTTATTGACAAAACACAATCAAATAGGCAGACGCTGTTGTATAGATTTTTAGATACTGAAATATATGAAACTTATGAGAACCTTGGCAAGGCACAATTAAAAAATGTTGAACTTGATATCTACAAATTGAAAAAAGATTATACTACTGAGATTGCCGATAAGGAGTCGAAAATTGAGACGTTGTCTACTGAGTTTAAAGCATGTGGGGTTGAATTGGAAATGCTAATTGAACAGTTGAACACGCTTAACAACAACATCAAAGAATATAATGCGCGGATAGAAAATGTTGAGAATATTGATATACATGCGGTTGAGCGGGACATTGAAAAATATACCAATCAGATAAAAGATATTGATACTCGCCTGATTAATGTTCTTAGTGAAAAGGATAAGATTGAAGAATGTATATCTTTATTGACGGGAAACTTAGGTGCGTTTAATGCGCAGGAGATTATGGATGGGATGCGGCAGCATCAATTTTTAGTATCTGAGCTTGCTAATTTGAAAACGACACGTCAGGGTGTGGTTGTCGATTTGAATAAATGCGAACAATCCAGAGAGCGATTGAACGTACATAAATACGATCCGAATTGTAAGTACTGTGTGGATAATGAGTTTGTGAAATTGGCAATGCGGGATATTGCACGCATTCCCGAACTTGAAAAGGAATTGAATAGAATTGATGGCGAACTTGCAGATGGTTCTGAATTACTTGAAAGTGTTAAAAATTACAATGAATTACATGAACAATATAAAAGTGTTGAACATCAAATTGCATTGGCACGGTCTAATGCAAACACTATTAAAATGACTGAAGATGGGTTGCAATCTAATAAAATGTCATTGACATTGCTGTTGAAGGAAGCCGTTTCAAAACGTGATCGATTTGTTGAAATACAGGAGATATTAAAACATAATAATGTTTATAAACAAAAGATTGAAGAAATCACACGAGAGGTATCAACGACCACTAAAAAGCAGTATGACCTCAACAGTCGATATTGGGCATTGGAGAGTGAACTTAAAAAACTTGCACAGGATGTTGAAATGTTGAAGAGTAATGAGCGCATATATCATAACGCATTGAACATGCAAAATGTTCTTAATGAATACATTGCGTTATGTAATAGAAATGGTGTACCATACTTTATTATCAAAAAATATCTTCCAATAATTCAACACCGTACAAATGAGATATTGTCAGGAGTTGTTCCTTTTACAGTACGGTTCACGATAGGTGATTCTGAGAATATTGACATGTATATTAAATACTCTGATGATAATGAATGGCCAATTGAATTAACATCTGGGATGGAGTCGTTCGTTGCGTCATTGGCGATACGGACCGCATTGTTGAGTATAACAACTCTACCAAAATCATTGTTCATTATAATTGATGAGGGGTTTGGTGTATTGGACGGGGACCATTGGGCACCAATTCATAATATGTTTGTTAAGATGTTATCATTTTGTAGGGTTGTGTTATGCATTTCACATATTGATAGTATTAAATCTATGGTTGACGATATCATTACAATAGATCGTCAAGGAGAAAATAGTAGATTATATGTGGAGTGATACTTATTGTAAATGATACAATATAAAAAATCACAATCAGGATTATTATCTTATCCAATCACATATAGGGATATAAGTGAATATTCCCATAATTATTTTAAATTGGTAGATTTCCCGGACACATTTTACGTGGGAAAAAATCTGTTTAGAATTTTGGGAGATGCTGATAAGTTAGTTCCAAAGAGTAAGGTGTATATAGATATTTTTGATGCAAATGGAAATACTATATACTATGAAGTGGTTCCGATTGTAACCCAAGAAAAAAGTAAAATTATATCGGTTTACATTTATGCTGACACACCTCCGGGACGTGGTAAAATTTATATAGGTGGAAGATTGGCAATCGATCCGGTCACACATCGACAAATTCCGTATATAGATGATATGTCATCCCCGAATTATATTAATACTCCAAATGTTATTTGGAGCAGAGATATAAACATAGTGACTACTAAAGGCAACGGTTCCGATGTTTTTTTTATAACAGACCCAATTGTTACATATAAAAAGAGAAATGAGAGGTCTCGAACGTTATTAACGTCATCTGAAACTCTCATAATGTCGTCGTCTGGAAATTTCACGATAAAGACCGGAATCACGCCATCTGTACATGGTGGGGGTGGTGTTACTAAGGAAACAAGTAATATTGCTCCTAAAAATAATGTACAAGTTGACGATGGTTATTCGACAGTTGACCGAGCACGTCTTCCAGAACATTTAAATTTAACAACACTCACATCTGATACGTTTGAGTTCACAGAGCAGATGGTAGGTGGTACTGTGACATTGAATAATATTAATATCACTGAAAGGGTGCCTCCTATTGTCAAAACATCTGCTGCACAGTTAACTGGATTTGTATATAGTGGAAGTATAGTTAATATTGTCAATAAAAATAGTGTACAACTTGATACGCCATTCATTATATCAACATCATATACACAGGAGGATGGGAATTCGGGGGTATACACCCTTACTAAATTAATCAATCATACTGATTTTACCGGTAGTTTTTATTCCACACCTACATACAGTGACACTCCTACAACAGCGTCGTTTATTACATTTGATATTAAGAACATGGAACCTGTGGGCGGCGTGGTTAAGAAATTAGGGATTAGATATAAAGTGTCAAATAATATTGGAGACTTTGTTAATTTGGGTGAATATGATGTTGTTGAGCGCAATATTTTGATTGACCCGTCCAATATTTTATTGTCACCCACCGATGGTATTATAGAACGACCGTTGGGTAAATTCACACAACAGGTATTGAATACATATTGGACCGCATCCTGCGTGGATTCAAACCGAATACCCACTGCATCAATATCTGATACGATGTTAAATGCGGCACGGGTGACGTATACAGGAGATATGGATGAAGTTAATTCACCTGTTGTATTTGAATTGTTGCCAACATATGCCGTACAGTTATACGCAAACACTGAATATAAACTATCATTTGATTATACAACAATAAATTCAACATCAAATACTCAACATCAACTATCATTTGATTATACAACAATAAATTCAACATCAAATACTCAACATCAACTTGATGTATATGTGTCGGGGTCTGATATATTAACTGATAAATTACCGTCTGTTAATTATAATCCATTGGTTGATAGAAATTTAGGTGTATATATTGGGTCGATTTCAAATAAAGTTGAACGTGGTGCTAAATCTGTTATGTATTTTAAAACATTATCGGATGGTGTAACGGTTCCAAAATTTGCAATTAGAAAAGGGCAATATGATATATCAAACGTGGAAATAATACCACGTACTGATATTGGATTTTCACCAAATCATTATAGATTAAATGTTCGTGCTAATGATTTTGAAGTTGGTGATTTGTTAATAGACATCATGTATAAAAATGAGGGTTCAATACCATCAAATGCGATAAGTCATATTGATAAATTGAACATTTCAGAATTAGACAAGGATTATAATTTAAGAATTGGGTCTTTAACGCTTACTTATAGGGGAATGTTAACTGCGCAAGCGGGGCAGATGAGATATTTAGGGTCAGTTAATGTTCCGGTAAGCTGTTCTGTTGAAAATTTTTATACAATGATTTCGGGGTCAAGCTCTATATATGACACGTCCTTTGATGTTCAACGAGGATCGATATATACATTCTCACCGGTATATGATGTGTCATCGTCAATTATACCATCCGGGAGTGTGTCAATGTATGTTAGAAGTTCGGCATCATACTCAGCATCTGCATTTGATACATCAACATGGAAAGCGGTTGGCAATGATAGGGCGGAGGTGTTAAATTTTTATGCGAGTGCATCTGGGTGGGTACCGGGTAGGGACACATTAACCACAATGATAATGGTAATAAGGAAATTGTAATGAGTTATGATGTAAGCGGACAAATTGAAGCTCCACAGAGTATGGTTGATGTAGGGTCAACCCCAGATATCACATTTGCTGAATCGTCATATAATACTATACCTGTATTTCAATTTACATCTACGGCCCAAGCACTTTCAAATGTGTTTGAACGTGGCCGTCGCGCTGATGAAAATTTAAGTTGGATCAGTCTTGGAGTCCCACCGGATGCGGATGCGATAACACAAATAAGGGTAGGTATATCATATTGGACAGTTAACACGACAAACGTGACCTCACATTCAGTTTTAGTTCGATTAGTGAAGGATTCGGGGGCATTGATTTCAACGACAAATTTACTGGCACAAACCCTAAGTACTACACCGGATAGCGATTGGCAAGAATTAACAGCGGCATCACCGATTGCAATTCTTGATTTGTATTCATCGGCGGCAACAACATTTAAGTTAGAATTGGTGATTGCACTTAGTACCACCATTGGTACTGTTGATTATAAATGGGTGTGTAGACACGTAAATACACAAGTGTTTTATGAGTATTATGGGACTACATTTAACGTAAATTGTTTATTAACATGGGATTGGTAAATGGATATAGTTGAATTAAAAGCAAATGACAAATACACTCGTATTCACTTAACAGAGAGTGTCGAAGATGTACCAGTATTACCGGAATATATGATAATTGAAGGTGGTATTCCAAAATATTTGGAGTATCTTTTTTTTACCGAGAGTTCTATTGACAATCTTATTCGTGAATGTGAGTTGTATGAGGATACAAATGCTGAGATAATTAGAGAATATTTATCTGAAACAGATTACAAAACACTTCGGGCAAAGGCTCCCGGTTTTGTGTATAAAAGTGGGGAGACACTTAGACAAAGGTCAGCAAAGACTAATAAAGGATCGTATTTGGTAAATGTTGATAAAGAGGGTACGATTATTTATAGAACTCCAAGTTACACTAAAGATAAAATTGTGTATATGCAATTGGTTAAATTAGTTGATTTGCCAACTATATATATGGAACATAAGGATAGTAAGCCTATTGATCAGATAATTAAGATGGCAATTTTTGGAGATATATTGGTGCATTGCACCGATCCCTCATGGGTATATTGGGGGTTTAAATACATAGGAACGGTTGATGATTATGCAGTATATCCAGAGAATCGTCCACCCGATATTAATAATCCGGGCAAGCGTGGGAGTGTGTGTAAACATTTGGATAATGTTTTGTATACTATACCATTTAATGTGGCGCAGATAGGGAAAAAAATGAAGGATAATGGGTTTCTGGATATAATTGAACGGATGAGTAGAGATAAATCCGGTGACCCGCCACCAAGTGGGGAAATTAAAAATATTGATGATAATCAATGATTAACTATTTATATAAAAAGGAAAAAAGTATGAAACGCGACAAATTTGAAGTGGGACTTAAAAAATACATAGTCGAGGCTATTAAAAACATGAATGGTGAAGCCGCAGTAAGCAACAGTTTAAAACGTCAAAGACTTATTGAACGTATATCTCGACAGTATATAATGGAACGTGATGGGGTTCCTGTGGGTGGAGATGATATTGTAGATAAAGTAGTTCCGGTAAAACCAAAGGCAAAAGATGACAAGGCCGTAAAAAGTGAAAGGATTATGGTCAAGATATTTTTTGAGAAACTTGAGAAAAGTGGTCTCATGAAATATTTATCATTCACAAATGTATTGGACCAAGCGGATGCAATAATAAAATTTGCTAATATCGTTGGGGTTCCGTCAAATAAGATTTCCGATATTATAGATAATTTTCGTCGAATTGCTGCAAAGCGAGATAATGCGAACGCAGAGGATTCGGAGAATTCAAATGATGCGGCTGATGTAAAAAATCCAAAAAAATCTAAAGAAACACCTCAGCCAGACACAAATAGACCTGATGTTAAAGTTACCAAATCTGACGATTCAGAAGAGGAAATAGAAAGGAAAAAATAAAAACATATGGGAAAGTTACAAAACGTTAAATCTATTAAACAATTTTTGGATGGAACTCATCGGTTTCAAACTCGTAAAAGTTTTACATTTTATGATGCCGAAGATGTTGCCGAGAAAAATAAAACACGAACGTTGGGGGAGGTGTGGTATGACATTGATCCGGCAACAAATAGCAGATATAGGTATGAGCAACATGCCGGGTATATATCTAAAGTTCCTGCAAATTTTGTTGGTGTAAACGCATCTCAACCTACCTTTTTCAATTGCCCAAAGGATGAATGTACATGTAATTCTCCTACAAGATTAGATCATAAATTCAGAAAAAAAACTGGAATGTGTTCTGAATGTGTGATAGATATTGAAACTCGAAAAAAGATAGACGGATCGTTTACTGAATATGCTAATAAAAAAATGTATGATAATGCGGTGGCATTTTTCGCAGAAATGGACATTCAATTGGAAGAATTGAAAAGGTCATTGACTGCTACCGGGATATCGTTTACAAATGAAAATGGGACGGTTGAACAGTGGGAGGTTGAAAACCCGGAACTTGTTTTATCTACGATTGAAGCAAATTACACAGAGTTCAAGAATGATTGGTTGAATTTATTACATTCCAAAACATGTCAGGTTGAATCTGAATGAGTTATATTGTCATAGTTGCTGTTATAATTGCAGTTAGACTTATGGTGCAGTTGTACTTTATTAACAAACAATGTAAAATATCTTGTGATATGTATAACAAAAGAATTGATAGTATTTCAAAAGAAACGTCGGATATGACATATATTACACGATCAGTTGATGAATATGAAATATCAACAACGTTTGGAAATGTATATACGTATAATGTGCCGCTTGGGGGGTATTAATGTCAGATGTTGATATTGAAAAGCTATTAAGGGCGCGAATTAAAGAGGAATATTCTAAATGTGCGACGGATTTTGTATATGCTGTAAAGAAGCATTTTACAATTGCCCACCCATTACATGGTAAACTTAAATTTAATCTGTACCCATTTCAAGAAACAACATTACAAACTTTTATAGATAATAAATATGTAATAATTAATAAGGGTAGACAGCTTGGGATTAGTACATTGGTTGCAGCATATGCATTATGGAAAATGATTTTTAATCCTAATTACAGTGTACTTGTAATTGCTACTACACAGGATGTCGCAAAGGCTATCGTGGAAAAAGTACAGCTTATGTATGATAACCTTCCATCATGGTTGAAACCTCGGCAAATCGTTTTCAATAAACTTACATTAAAATTAGAGAATGGGTCAACAATTGTTGCGGTGAGTAGTTCGGAAAAATCTGCCAGATCACATGCAGTATCGTTGCTGGTCATTGACGAGGCCGCATTTATAGATAAATTTGATAATATTTGGTTAGCATCACAAGCTACACTCGCCACCGGTGGAAATTCGATTGTATTAAGTTCACCGAATGGGGTTGGTAATTTGTTCCATCGTATGTGTGTTGAAGCTCAGGAAGGGTCGTTTTCTGAATCAAACAAACCATTTTTTTACGTTGAATTGCCTTGGTATTTACATCCTGAACGAGATGCGAGATGGGCTGATGTACAACGTGCAAAATTAGGCGCACGTGGTTTTGCACAAGAACATGCATGTGACTTTATATCATCTGGTCATACATTGATAGAAGGTGAAATATTGAAGTGGTATTTGGATAACATGTGTGAAGACCCTTTGGACAAACGATACCCATTCGATGCTTATTGGCTGTGGGAATACCCTAATTACAACAGAAGTTATATGGTTGTCGCTGACGTTGCACGTGGGGATGGTAGGGATGACAGTGCATTCCATGTTATTGATATTGAATCTCTTACACAAGTTGCATCTTTTAAGGGTAAAATTGACACTACTGAATTTGGTCACCTATTAGTCAATGTAGCTACCGAATGGAATAATGCGCTATTGGTCATTGATAATAAAGGTATTGGATGGGATGTCGTTCAAGTTGCATTAGACCGGGATTATCCCAATTTGTATTACTCATATAGAAACGATCCATTTTTCGATAAGAATATTCATATTATGAAAAATTATGATTTAAAGAGTAAATCGAATATGGTTCCCGGATTTACGACAACTACAAAACTTCGATTAAACATTATATCTAAAATAGAAACGTATGTTAAAGAAAAACAAGTTATACTTAAATGTCGAAGAACCGTAAATGAATTATTTACATTTATGTGGATAGATGGCAAGGTTCAAGCACAGCAAGGTTACAATGATGACATGTCAATGGCATTGGGGATGGGCTTATTTGTTAGAGATACTTCATTACGTTTAAAAATGATGGGAGTTGACATGACAAGAAATGCAGTATCTAACATACATAAGACTATTTATAGAGGTGGAACACAAAATCGCAATCCCTATAATTATCCGACACAGCATGGGAATGAGGATATTTCTTGGGTTGTGAGAAAAAAATAAAGCATGGCATCATTTAGAGACTCATTAGCAAAATTATTCAGTAGACACTTAGTGATTACTAAGGTTCCGGGTAATCAATTAAAGATATTTGATGTTAATTTACATCAGATGGCGGAAAAGGAACGTACCGTGTATAGTCGCGGTCGTTGGAAACGCAATACGTATCGCGAATCTGTATTTGTTGGTACAATTGAAGATGTAGAAGCGTACAGACGACAATTGTACCGTGATTACGAACTTATGGATAGAGACGCTATAGTATCGTCGGCGTTGGACATATATGCAGATGAGTCAACTGTGAAAGACCATGCGGGTAATGTACTTACCATAAAAACAAGTGATGAACAGATAAAAAAAATTTTATATAATCTGTTTTATGACGTGCTTAATATTGAATTCAATATATTTTCATGGGTTAGGAACACTTGTAAATATGGTGATTACTTTTTGATTTTAGATATCAGGGAACGTTACGGCGTAGTGAATGTTGCGCCTTACCACCCACTGGCATTACATCGCGAGGAAGATTTGGATGGTGATGGGAAAACTAAGTTTTCATTCAGTGAGGATATGATAGAACAGGAAGTATTTGGCTCGGTTCGTAAGGACTTTGAAGAATATGAGGTTGCCCATTTTAGACTATTGACGGATACGATATATTTACCGTATGGTCGTTCCATATTGGAACCCGGTAGAAAGACGTATAAACAATTAATGCTGTTAGAAGATGCAATGATGCTACAACGAATTATGAGGGCACCAGAGCGACGGTTATTTAAAATTGACATTGGGAATATTGCCCCGGAAGAAATCGACGGGTACATACAAGATATTGCAGATTCGATGAAAAAAGTCCCTTATGTTGATGAGCGAACAGGTGATTATAATTTGAAATTCAACATACAGAACATGTTGGAAGATTATTTTCTACCGGTACGTGGGTCGGAAAGTGGAACTTCTATTGAGACGTTGCCCGGACTATCCGGGGGAGATCAGCTTGCAGATATTAATCACATATTGGGTAAATTTTTCGCATCATTTAAAATACCCAAGGCGTGGCTTGGATATGAAGAGGGTGTTGATGGTAAAGCAACATTAGCTTCGATGGATATTCGATTTGCACGTACCGTTGAACGGGTTCAAAAAATGTTTGTTAGTGAACTCTATAAAATTGCAATCATACATTTGTTTTTACAGGGTGTTGATAGAGAGAAACTGCTTGATTTTGAGTTAGAACTTCCGAACCCGTCAATAATTTTCAAAAGACAACAAGTTGAATTGTTAAATGAAAAAATGACATTGGCAACATCAATGCTTGATAAATCTTTGTTTAGTAGACGGCATATATATGAAACATTATTTGATATGTCAGAAGAAGAATTCATAGCAATGCAAGATGAAATTGTTGAAGACTTGAAATCTGAATTTAGATTTGAACAAATAAAGTCGGAAGGTAATGATCCAAAAATTACTGGAAAAACGTTTGGTACAACACATGATATTGCAAGCATGCAATTGGCATCTAAGATACAATCAAATGGTGCTGATGTGAAAACCATGTTTACGACACAACCTGATGGTCGAGAAGATAATCCGGGAAGGCCAGAAGAACCCGGTTCGTTTGAGTCGGATAAAGATGTGGATTTTGGACGTGATCCCACTGGTAAAAAATCGGCGGAAGGGGCTAAAAATACTGAATATAGTATTAATTTAGATCATATTATGAAAAACCGGAAAGATGTTGAGAAGTCGTTATCTATTAAAGCTAACAAAGAATTGGATATGCTTAACGAGCACCGACTTATGGATATTGATGATATTTGATTTTTATACACTAATTTCATATTTATAGTAAATATTAGGTGTGCATGAAGCGGATAAAACATAATAAGTATAAAAATACTGGATTATTGTTTGAGATACTATCTAAAATGGTAGTTTCCGAATTATTGAACAATAAAAACCCGACAGCGTATTCACTTATACGCAAATATTTCAATCCAAAAACAGAATTATTTAAAGAGTTGAGTTATTATCACTCAATTACAAATCGCACTAAAAAATTAATACCAATTGACCGGTTGGTTGATGTAACCATTAAAGGCCGAAATCGGTTGAATCTTGAAAAGTTGAATCTTGAAAAGTTTAAACTTATTGGTGAGTTGAAGGCAAAATATTCTGAAAATGACTTTTTTGCAAATCGCGTTCAAAACTATAAAATTTTTGCATCGGTATATAAATTATTTGAAGGATTTGGAAAGCCTGATATATATCCAGATGATATTGTGGTAGCCTTGGAGACGTTAATTGAACATGATACTGGTGAAAATAATAGTGAAAATACTATTAATGATGACATTCAAAACTGGCGGGAGCTAAGTGCTGATTTACAAGTTATGTCATTTAAAATGCTGTTGGAAAAATTCAATAAAACTTATAGCGTTTTACAACCAAAACAACGAGAACTTCTTAGAAGATATATATACGATGATGTCAAATCTACGGAATTTAGAGATTATGTTTATACAGAATGTAAACAATTGAAGAGTTCTTTGACAAAAAAATTGGATGGTTTGGCGGATAATGTGTTACGAATAAAATTATCAGAGGCTATAAAACTCATAGATATTATAACAACAAGTCGAACTATCCAAGATAACCACCTTACATCTCTTTTGAAATATTATGAATTAAATACAAAATTATAAGGATTGGCATGATTCCATTAAATGACAAGGTGATATTAAAATTTTGCGCAGGTAAAGATGGAAGATTTGGTAGTATTAAATCAAAAAATAAATCATTAGTAGTTGATGATGTGGTTGTTGCAAAGATTGTTGAGGGGAATCATTTGGTTATTAATGGTAAAAATGTATTAAAAAATGCAAAACTCCAAAACGTGTTAAATAAATTACCGGGCGTAACATTGGTCGAACATAATAATACGTTGTTTTTGAATGGCTCTGAATGGGATGGTAAATCTGTTAAAATTGCGAAAATGTCAAAATCTGCAATTATTGAAAGTGTGTTAAAAATACATGTTAAAAATACTATAACTAAATTATTGGCAGGTTAATTATGGACAATTTAATAAAACTGCTTTCGGAAAGATTTGATAATGAAATTTCGGATGATGAGGATATGTCGGCTGATGGACCATCTGAGGATGATATAATTGTATCGTCAAATGGTTGGAAGTTATCAGTGAGTGCTTCCGGTAAGCATATAGGGACATTTACTGAAGATGAGGACGCATGGAATGCGGTTAAAACTTGGATGTATAAACACAAATTTTATCCTAATATATGGTTTGAGGATGATCATGGTGGTTTGACGTTAGTAGATGAAAATGGTAATCATTTAAGTGAAAATACTACATCAAATTTGGATGGTGGTGAGGGGCAAATTAGAACTCCCGGAGCATTTCACCGGCCATCGTCTTCAAAAGAAGATATGAGAAAACAATATCAAAATTCTACTACATCCACTGGATATGAAATTATCGAATCTCTATATGATTTAGGTAAACGGCGAATAAAAAAAGTACTTAGCGAAGCCACCTATGATGAATGGGCGAGTGATGATGAGGATATGTCGGCTGATGGACCATCTGAGGATGATATAATTGTATCGTCAAATGGTTGGAAGTTATCAGTGAGTGCTTCCGGTAAGCATATAGGGACATTTACTGAAGATGAGGACGCATGGAATGCGGTTAAAACTTGGATGTATAAACACAAATTTTATCCTAATATATGGTTTGAGGATGATCATGGTGGTTTGACGTTAGTAGATGAAAATGGTAATCATTTAAGTGAAAATACTACATCAAATTTGGATGGTGGTGAGGGGCAAATTAGAACTCCCGGAGCATTTCACCGGCCATCGTCTTCAAAAGAAGATATGAGAAAACAATATCAAAATTCTACTACATCCACTGGATATGAAATTATCGAATCTCTATATGATTTAGGTAAACGGCGAATAAAAAAAGTACTTAGCGAAGCCACCTATGATGAATGGGCGAGTGATGATAAGCAAACCCCCCGGCAAAAGTTAAATGCGGTAATTAACGAAGTTCATAGAAAGTTGTATGAAATTGAACAGACTGTGAAACGCGCTAATAAATTTAAGGGTGAAGGAGGCATGGGACAGGATGTGTATTGGAAATCAACGTTACCTAAACTGAAAAAGATATCAGAAAGATTATTGAAAATTAGTAATATAGTAAGGGAGATGAGTAAATAATATGTCTAAATTACTACTTGAATATATACCATTTACATTTGATCGGAACGCCATAGTCGAATCTATGGAGCGTAATAATGGCCGTCTTATTGTAAAAGGTATACTACAACGTGCGAATGCTAAGAATGAAAATGGTCGAGTATATCCGAGACCTATTTTGGAGCGAGAAATAGCAAGGTATAAAAACAATGAGGTGAAGGATAAACGCGCACTGGGTGAACTGGATCATCCTGATAGTGGTATTGTTAATTTAAAGAATGTGTCACATAATATTATTGAGATTGATTGGGATGGTGATGATGTCGTGGGTGTGGTTGAAATATTAAACACACCGTCAGGGAATATTTTGAAGGAATTATTTAAATCAGGAATTACACTTGGAATTTCATCACGAGGGTTGGGTTCTGTAAAAACATTACATGAAGATGATTCTGAAACATTAGAAGTTCAATCTGACTTTGAATTAGTAACGTTTGATTTTGTATCGAACCCGTCCACGCACGGGGCATTCATGCGGCCAATGTCGGAAAATGTAAATGAAAATTTGACATCACGAAATGTAACTGCTGAAATACTTATTAGAGATATAATATGTGAATTATCCGGAGTATGTTGTATATGAAACGGTCTTATAAAAATAGCTATGGAATCGGTCGTAAAGTTGGACGATTGCGAACATTAGCAGATTTATACGAAGCTAACCGATTTATCTTTGAAGCAGAGGATGAAGCAAAGCCATCTATTCCTATACCCGATAAGCGGCAATTTTTGAATGCAATTAAAAAGTTTTCAGAGATGGGCACCGATATTTATCGCAGTGGAAAATTTAAAGAGGCTGTTGGTGCAATTGAAAAAATGGTGAATGCTGCCGAAAGTGTTACTTTGTCTGAAACTGATGGATGGTTTGACAAAGTCACTGCATCGCGACATATAAAACAAATGAAAGATGCTGTCAAGGTCATGAAAACTGAAGCTGCTGAGATAATACAACGCCAACAACGATTAGAGGCGGCATATGAAGATATTGGACATTTGTTAAAGAGATATTATGACATTTAAATGATAGGGGTGTATTATGAATAAGGTGAAATATAGTAAAAAAGATTTATTGGCCATTTTGAAATTCACTAAAGGGCAATCAGCCACTGGGGATTTATTACATTCAGATGGGAGTACATTGTTTAGAATGAATCCATCAGTGCAATCATTGGCTATACGGGAATCTAATCAAGTAGTGTGGTTGGATGTCAAGGATGACATTGTACAACGAAAGTTGAAATCATTACTACCAGAAGGTAAATTGAAAGTATCTAAAACGTTTGCAAATTCAACGTTAAAAGAAAATTTTGATAGATTGATGAGAAAATCTAAGTTAACAGATTAAGTGTTAATGGGTATGGATTTTGAATCAATTGTAAACAATGCGTTGCATGAGGCCAAGATTAAATTAGAATCACCAGACGCTGCAATGTATAATGAGGTGTATGTAGAATCAGAAGAGGATACGATATATCTTAGGGTTTATGTTAATGGAAGTATTTCAAGTCAAATTACGTTATCACGTAATCAATGGGAAAAATTAATTAATTTAAATATATAAGTTATGATTGAAAAGAATAAACATTACCTGAATTGTATATTGCCCGGTTCTGGTGTTGGTGTGACAGTTGGTGATAGTTTGTCAGCAGCATTGTCAGTGTTTAAACGAATGTATAAAGAGGCAGGAATTGTAAATGAATTACATTCTCGAAAAGAATTTGTTAAACGTAGTGTCAGACGAAGGAAACAAGTGCAGGATGCTATATATAAACAACGTAAATCTAAATAAAAATGTCGTCACATTTAGTTGAAAAAAAGATACGTTACGATATGAAAAATCTCAGTGGGGGTTTTTCAGATGGGGTAGATATTGAAACTGGTCGTACTCCCGGCACTATTTCATTGAGTGTTAACATTTACGGTGGCGGTGCAAATGTTAAGCATACCATTAAACTTCCAGATAAAATTGCCAAACTACAATCTGCATATATCATGGCAGTTAAGAATAACGATCCTACTGCAAAAGAGTTGAAATTACAATTAAATTCGTATTATAATCTAATAAAAAAAGCGTTATCAACCCAAGTTTCTAAAATGCTTATGGATTTTGATAGTGAATTTGGAAGACGGATGCGGATGATAATTAAAAAAATAAATGCGAGATATTGAGTTTTTCATATTTTTCAACTATATATTAAAAAGAATATTAAGTTAAATACTTAATTAAGATATCACACAATACGGTTAAGATTTGAATAATCTTATTTTGGAGAAAACAACATGGGTAAATTATTAGATGAAGCCATTGCAGATGCTAACAGAGTCCGAACACTTGCAATTGAAAATGCGAAGGCGGCTATAGCAGAAACATTCCAACCACAAATTCAGAGGATGGTGTCCGCCAAAATTGCGGAGGAAGATGAACTATCTGGTGATGATTTGGAACTATCCGAAGAAGATTATGTGGATGATGGACAAGATGGCACACCTGCGGATAATTTATCGGAGGAAGGTGCCGAAGAGCTTGATGATGATTTTCAAATAAGTGAGACGGAATTGGATTCAATGATTTCTGAACTTGAGGGTGAGGAAGATGGTGAGTTCGATTTTAATTATTTTGACTTTGGAGATTTAGGAGGCGAGGAAGAATTAGGAGGCGAGGATTTAGGTGGTGAAGAAGAACCACTTGATGATTTAGGAGGCGAGGATTTAGGTGGTGAAGAAGAACCACTTGATGATTTAGGAGGCGAGGAAGAATTAGGAGGCGAGGATTTAGGTGGTGAAGAAGATGAAGATGTTATCGAAAGTCTTATTAGGGGTATGAAGCGTGAAATGCGAGAAAACTCTAATAATCGTAAGACAGTAAAGAATACTGAAAAACGACATCCAGTTAAACCATCTACCCAATCGGAAGTTGCACAATTAACTCGTAAATTACAAGAGGCAACACGTGCGAACAGTGTGCTGCGGAAAGCAATTAACGAGGTAAACTTGCTGAATGCAAAGTTGATGTATGCGACAAAAATAATTCGCAA